GATAACCTCGTCCGAAAAATAGAATCCGGCAATCAAGGCTTCGCCGATGACTTTAAGCCGTTCTTTGATTGTGGCATTGCTCATTATCAGCGTGGCGAGTTCTTCATTATTCCAGTCTATGTAAACGCCATTCGTGCCTATACGGACGGCATTTTTCAGCAGGTCGATGAAACTTTTGCCGTCGGAGCTGACAATTCGGTCGGTCGTGATACGTCCCGGAAGAATTTCCGTGAAACCATATAACGAAGCATAACTCCGTTCGCCGTCGAACTCGCTGTTCAGGATTCCCATAAGCAGGTAATAGGAATCGCTTTCAGCGTTCATGGGTTTCGCTTGTTCGCTGATGTAGAACACGCCTGTTTGATTGGTGCGGCTAACTTTGGCATAGAGGTAGTATTTGCTATCCACGGCAGTTAATGTCGGCGTCTGAAATGCAGGTAACGACCAAAATTTGTACTCGCCAACTGCATGACTTGCCGATATAGACGTAATGCCGAGTGTCAGGGGTTGGACAATTCCGGCCGGAACGGACAAAACTTTTCGCTCCTTATCGTAGGCCACTTCGTGAACAACCGGCATCGGGTTTGTCATGCTGTTTACGAAGCGAAATTGCAGGCTTTCGTCCCCGACGAGCATAGCCATTGTCTGTACGGCAACGGGGTTTATGGATTTCGAGAAGTTGTCGAGTAGGGCATCGCCCAACATTTCGATAGTTTCCAACGAATCCCGATAGCGACGTTTAGTGAATTGTAAAGCCTCTTTGTGGAGGGTGTCCATAACGACCTCGTTGCTTTCGATTTTCCGCAAGTCGCTCGATACCGTTCGTCCGACGGTAGAGTTCGACAATTCGATTTCGGGGCTGTGGGGATTGTTGATGTAATCCTTTATCCCGATAATCCTGACAAGAACTCCCTCCGGTTGGAATCGTTCGTCGGCAAATTGAACAAATCCCCCCAATTTTATCCGCCCGCCTATATTGAGCCAATCTTTCTTTGCCCATATTCCGTCCAACTCGCCGGTGAACGTGAACTTCTGTTCCTCATTATCATACAGGTACTTCACTCCCTGTCGGAACATATCCCACGATGCTCCGGTTTTTGTGGCGTTGTCGCAGATGTACGCAGCGGGCAGCATACAATGAAATACGGCGTATGTATCTCCGACTTTGGGTATGTAATTCCCGCCTGGCATTGTTTCTCCGTCTATGTCCTGCGGAACGATTTCAAACCGGCGGGCGGCTTTCCCTCCGGTGGCATTGTGGATATACTTTGCCTCGAATTCTTTTCCGGCCAACATTCCCGTCTGTGGAATGATTGTCAGCGTTTCACCCGCTATCAGACACTCTTCGAAATTCAACGAGGCAGGGATGCTGTTATCCACGATGTCGTAAAAATGCTTGTTGGCATCAACTACCGTAACGGCACTGATCGTCCCCACGCGGGAGGGGTATATTTCTGTGCAATCAAGGCTATCTTCTGCCTGTGAGGATAGCGGTTTATCGGCACGACGGATTGAGAACCCGTCCGCATCCGTTTGGTAGGTTCGTGCCTTACTGCTGTTAAATTCCTGCTCGCCCTCAAAGTGCTCTCCGTCGAATCGGATTGTTTGGTTTTTGGGCAACAATAACTCGGAGCCACCGTATTGGCTGGCGTCTATATTTCGCTCCCCGCCTTGAACATACAGGATTTCGATAGGTGTAGAATCTTCGTAGTTAGAGCGTCCGATACCGGGCTTAAATCCATTCCCTTTGCCATACGACAACGGCAGCGGATTGTCTCTGTTGTACTCGACTTTCCATAATGACACCTGCTTGCCGACAAATTCATATTCCGTTTCCCACTCATCCGCCATTTGAGATAGTGCGTCTATGCAATACGCATGGTTGTACGATATGGCCTTTTCAGGAGCATCGATACACCGCCCGATAGTCCAACCGCTGTCCCGTTGGTTCATGTTATCCACGAACATTTGCAGGTGTTCGATAGGCTTGGCTGTCAGAGGAAATTTTAGCCGTCTATCTACGGGGTTCCTAAATTTCCACTTGCCCGCCTTTGCCTGTGGCGAATCGAATACGACGGTGTACTCGAAATAGCGGCTGTGCTTCATTTTCAGGCTTTCGGGCTTTTCGAGCGTATAGGTCTCGTTCTCATAGACACAATACGCTCCGACAGGTATTTCGACGTGTTCTGCCAGCGAAAAATAGAGCGTTAGATTATGGTCGCCTTTAATTGCCCTATATCGGTAGCTGTTGTCATCAACCTGTATGTCGAGTATTTCGGTATTGTTATGGAAAATCTTCATCACGTAAATTGGTATATCTTCCCGTTGCCACACTTGGTGCAGCGGATTGTGGTTATAAACGGAAATTCCTCTTTGGGAATTTGGTCGAGAACACTTTTAATGGCGGATGAGTTTGTGAAGAACTTACCCTCTGTTCCGTTCTGCGTGAACTTAATGAGGTAGCGTCCCTCCCCGTGTTGCGTTTTCATTCCGGGGATAAAGTCGATAACCTCTATTTCGCTGTTCAGAACGTCCGTGATAGACACCTGTTGGCAGTTGAAAATCTTGCGGTCGTCTTGCTGTGTGATGCCGAGTTCGCTGAAACGCTTTGCCATATTACCGGATATTAAGAGTTTCACAATCGTCGTCGATTTGACGTTTGATAGCTGCTCGCTCGGCTAAAAAGGCTTTGTATGCAGCGATTTTCGGCTGGGCGTCGGAACTTGATTTCGCCCCGTAAATGCCCATTGATGCAGCATTGTAGTCGTTGATAAGTTTCTGCTCGTAATCCCTCGGCCATAGGTGGTTGATTACAGCCTCAGTCAGTTTGTCGCTCGTTACCGTACCCCACACGACAACTTCCTGACACTCCCATTTCGTTGTGGTTTCTTCCGTGTCAGTTCCGGCAGGAATTTCAACTTCTTTAATGTCCCAACGGTAGGTGTAAGAACCGTCCCCGTTTGCCTCATAGATAGAGGGCTTTTTGTCATAGGTTGCCATAGAAATTCGGTTTAATTATGGTTTTCAATAAATGTTTTGAATTGCTGTGCTTTGCCCAGCCGAGCCAACTGCACACACCTTGTTTGTAGTCTTTGGCAGATAGGTTAGGCTGCTTGTTGAGCCGGGCGGCAGCACGGCAAAAATTCTTTTTGATGCTCTTGCGAATTAGCTTGTGTTCATGGTAAAAAACAAACCCTACGAAATCCAATCCTCGTCCGTGCTTATCGCTACGGCTTTTGGCGATAGGAAATACCTGATAATTGGCCTTAATCGTCAAATGCAGGTTATCACGGAGGTAGGTATCTATCCGTGTAAGTAAATCATGTAGGAATGCTTTGTCCTTATGTAGAAAGACCATGTCGTCGGCGTATCTGAAATAATATCTAACACCAACCTCCTCTTTTATCCAATGGTCGAAGTATGCGAGGAACAAGTTGGCGAAATATTGGCTTAAATAGTTGCCGATAGGGACACCGGCAGCGCTATCTATGATTTGGTCGAGTAGAGCCAGCGTGTCCGTGCATTTTATTTTTCGGCGCACGATTTGTTTCAGCACATCATGGTCGATACTCGGATAGAATTTCTTTACGTCGATTTTCAAGCAATATCGGGTGTTTTCTACGTCTTTCAATGCTTTGTCCACTTTCTGCCTACACCCGTTTATACCCATGTTTTTGATGAAGGAGAACGTGTCCGTCGTGAATACCGAAACCCATATCGGTTCGAGAATGTTCATTATTGCGTGATGAACGATTCTGTCAGGGAAATACGGCAACCGGTATATCTCCCGCTCTTTGGGGTCTTTGATGATGAATGTTTCGTACTGTGATGTTTTGAACGTCTTATTTTTTAGTGCTTCGTGCAAAGCGAGAATATTGGCCTCACGGTTTTTGTCGTGGCGACGTACTCCGTAAGAGCGCAGTTTTCCTCGTCTCGCTTTTTGGTCGGCGAGCTGGAGATTTTCTACTGCGATAATCTTGTCATATAAATTTCCTATCCGTTTCATTGCTTTGCTTTTCATACTTGGAGCCGTCGGTTTCCCTACCAGCACCTTTTTGTGGTTCGTGTTTTTTTGCCAAGAGGCAAGGTCGTCGTTCTATATTTTTGTTTCTTATAACCTTGAAAATCAGAGGTGAGAGCCGATGTTCGCATTCGTATTCGAGGGGGTGTTATTCGAATTCGCATAGCTGAAGCCTGCATTCGCACCGTTATTCGCATTACCGCTGAACAGGACACCACGAAGAACGACCAACCTTTTTTTGTTTTATGTCATAACTGCTTATTATTAAATTATTTACAAATTCGGTATAAAGCAAAGGCGAGAGCCGAGGTACGCATTCGTACGCGAGGGGGCGTTATCCGAATGCGCAGAGCCGAAGCCCGCATTCGCACCGTCAGCCGCAATACCGCCGAACAGGACACCACGTAATACTGTTCCCGACGAGGGAATGTTAGTATAGTGGTAGTCCGCCCAATAGGTTGTTGAACCCCCGCCGACTACAGCAGGCATGATGTCGCCGAACTCACCGAAGACAAGTTCTTTAACATAGGATGCAACGGATCTATCCCGCATGGATTCCTTATAGCTTTGCGAACTGTACAATTAAACTACATTGGGACAACTCTCGTATAGAGACAAAATCAGGCCTTGACCGATCCCGGCGATCGGTGTATCCGAGCGATACCATTGGAAGATTGCGTACTTCGGAGCCCCACTTATGACAGATCTGCGGATTCGTCAAACAAGAAAAGGAAGTCGTGCGGGATTTTTATTTGCATCCGGATATATGATACTTTTAATTAATAAATAAATATTTTAACGATATGGATACCGTAATAGTGATTGTTGCTGCCGTTGCAGGCGCCTTCGCGGGTGGTCTGGCGGCCTTTTACGGCGTGAGGGCCCGTTCGAGGTCTATCGTCGAGAAGGCTGCGGCGGACGGCGAAATGATAAAGAAGGAGAAGATACTCCAAGCCAAGGAGAAGTTCATCCAGCTCAAAAGCGAGCACGAGCGTCAGGTCAACGAGCGCAACCAGAAACTCGCACAGAGCGAGCAGCGCGCCAAGCAGATCGAAGCCAACCTCCAACACAAGGAGCGCGACCTGGATAAGAAATGCGCCGAGAACGACCGCATGCGCGAACAGATGGACGCACAGCTCAGCACCTTGCAGAGCCGCAAGGAGGAGCTTGCAGGCATCATCAAGGAGCAGAATACTCGTCTGGAACAGATCTCTGGCATGAGCTCGGAGGAGGCCAAGAACATCCTCATCGAGAACATGAAGAGCGAGGCCAAGGCCGACGCCGTGGCCTATATCAACGAGACGATCGAGGAGGCCAAGCTCACAGCCACGAAGGAGGCCAAGCGCATCGTCGTGGCATCGATTCAGCGCGTAGCCACCGAGACGGCCATAGAGAATGCCGTTACGGTATTCAACATCGATTCCGACGAGGTCAAGGGACGCATCATCGGCCGCGAGGGACGCAACATCCGCGCTCTGGAAGCAGCTACGGGCATCGAGATCATCGTCGACGACACGCCCGAGGCGATCATCCTCAGCGGCTTCGACACCGTGCGCAGAGAGATAGCACGTCTGGCGCTGCACCAGCTCGTGACCGACGGCCGAATCCACCCCGCACGCATCGAGGAGGTCGTGGCCAAGGTCAAGAAGCAGATCGAGGAGGAGATCGTCGAGGTCGGCAAACGCACGACCATCGACCTGGGCATCCACGGCCTGCATCCCGAGCTGATCCGCATGATCGGCAAGATGAAATACCGCTCGAGCTACGGCCAGAACCTCCTTCAGCATGCCCGCGAGACAGCCAACCTTTCGGCTATCATGGCATCGGAGCTGGGGCTTAACCCGAAGAAGGCTCGCCGGGCCGGTCTGCTCCACGATATAGGCAAGGTGCCCGATGAGGAGCCGGAGCTGCCCCACGCTATCCTCGGTATGAAAATCGCCGAGCGCTGCAAGGAGAAACCGGAGATATGCAACGCCATCGGCGCTCACCACGACGAGGTGGAGATGACAACCCTGCTGGCTCCGATAGTGCAGGTATGCGATGCCATATCCGGCGCCCGTCCCGGCGCCCGCCGCGAAATTGTGGAGGCTTACATCAAGCGCCTCAACGACCTGGAACAGCTCGCCCTGAGCTATCCCGGCGTGATAAAGACCTATGCT